GTTATCTTGTTGTGGTCTGTTGCTTGCTTATCTTCATTACGATCGGCTTGAATGTTACATGCGATGTAATCGTATAAGTCCGAAGCACCAATAAAAACGTCAGAAGTCATATTATTCCTATTAATTTCAGTTGCATCATAAACCCATGCCCTCATTAATCTTTCTTTACGCCTAACTCTACCACGAGATTTCCGTCTGTATGGTGCAGGTTTGAACTGCCCATTCATCAGCTCACGAAGACTGGTGTACATAATGTTAGACATAGTTCAGAAAGGAGCTTCTTCATATTCCTGAGGCACAGGCGGTAGAGGAGCAAGTTGTTTACGTGTCATGAAGTTCCAGTGTGGGAATGGCCAACCTTCCTCTACATGACGAACCCAGACAACATTACCATCATCACGATCAATAATAACTTTATGGCCATCAAATGTCATAGCTTCCTGACCACAATGTAAGTGTTCTTTCTTGCTAAACCTTGTTTTCATAACATATCACCTGTTAATATTTAACGATCCATGTTGAGCGATTAGATGCTTTGCCCAGTTATAATGCCCTTCTTCTGTAGGGTATTTGTTCTTTGATATCATACCCTTTTTTTCTGCAAACTTTTCAAAAACATCACTTTCCATACAGATCTTGTATTGATGAGCATACTCGTTAAGTAGGGCTTTGTCAATGAGGTCTTTGTTGTTAATTTCACTATGCGGGACGCTTACCTTAGGAAACCCTCTATTGAACGCTTGATTATGGCCAGTATTCCTTCTATGTACTACCTTAATCTTTTTTGTTTCACAAACACTATTCAAGTAGTTGAATGAGTGTATCATTTTATAATATCCATAAGAAGGATCCCACAAATTACTATTAATAAACTTAGCGATCCTTATTTGAGAGTTAGCTTCATTTCCGACCAGTCTGAATTCGTCTTTAACACTGGATGTTATTCTACCATACTCCATGTTATAGTATTCATATCTCTCAATAGTTGTCCAACCGACAAGAACAACGATCTCATTACTTTTATATGTCTTGAGTGCTTCGTTGATACCAACAACTAAAGACGAAGCGATGAGTTCATTACCTGCATTAGTTATGGACCGGTCGATCAATACAGCATTTAGATGATTGGCAATAAGCTGAGCATAGCGTTTTGATCTATCATTGAGACCAAAACCATATGCATAACCACATCCACCTGATATCACACATTTGTACATTTTTTAAAAGTCAACCGTATTTTAGTATGGCGTTCACATCTTTCCAAATAATTTTACCCGTCTTTACATCAACGTTATAAATTTCACCGCCATGTATTGATTTGTATATTTCTGCACATTCTTCGATATAAAAGTAAAGCCTGTCACCTGTACTTGTTATCAATACAAACTGCATGATAGCTCCTAAACGTTTGCGTGATAGTTATTAAAGACATAATTAACTGTATGATCAATAAAGAATTGGAGGCCGTCTTCATCGGTTGCAATTAATATACAGATCTGAGGACACCACAACCCTGTTCGCTCATACAACATTATAGCATATGTAGTGCATTGATAGAAGTAGTTTAATATCCATTCTCTCGGCTTAGCTTTCTTTGCTGTCTTGAAGTCACATACAGTACGGATACCATGTATACGAGCAATAAGATCACAACGACCTGCAGTCTTTAATTCATCTGAATATAGTGCAATCTCATTAGCGTATACTTTATCACACCAATCATCTAGGTACTTCTGTATATGCTTAAATGATGCTAGATTGGCAGGCATCTCACCTCTTGAATAGTCCTTCTCGTTGAGAAGATATCTTTCTGCAATACTATGTACAGAAGTACCACGTCCAGATGCCTGTGTTGTTATTTTTTGCGCTTCTTCAATACCAACGCGTAGTCGCCACTGTTCGATAATGTCTTTGTTCATAGTGGAAAGAACAGTTGTTACAGAAGGATATTTGTTTTTATCAGGCGTTACATAGAAACGTTTACCATTTACATACTCTGTATTGAGATCTGGTAAAATAATTGGCTCGGAAAGATCAAAGAACTTTGTCCGAGCCAATTGAGTAAACGTTCTATTTTTTAGTTCAGCAAATGATTGAACCACTTGACATACCTCACTCCTCGACTGCCATAATCAAGGCTTTAACAAAGTCAGATCTCACAATGTCCTCTTTGAGGAAATTAGTTTGATGGAACCATGCAGGCATCTTCTGCACAACACCCATAAACCACTCAAAAGAACTCTTTTCTCTACGACCATCTAGGTCTGTTTGCTTAGTATCACCACATACTATAATCCTTGAATCCTTGCCTGTACGTGTAAGAACACTATACAACTCATGAGAAGTCATTGATTGAAACTCATCAATTATAATTACACAATTCTCGAGTGTAATACCTCGCACATATGACGTTGTAATAAACTCAACCATATTCTTTTTAACAAGAATGTCCCATGCTGTACCATTTTCACAAAGATCATTGAATATCTGTTTATATGGAATAGTGTATATTTCAGACTTCTCTTGTAGAGATCCAGGCAGATGTCCCATATCTCTCGTCGGTACAGCACTACGTACAACAACAATCTTACCTACTTGCCGCTGCAGAAGACTGTTCAATGCAAGATAAGACGCAATATAGCTTTTACCTGTCCCTGCTGAACCTGTTGCTACTACATTAGCGCCCCTTGCATAAGCCTCCATCATATCTGTCTGTGCCCACGTCATTGGTTCAATGTGTTTTATTGATAACATATCTTTTGTCTGTGGGATTCTTCTCTTACGTTCCTTTTTATGAGGAACGAACTGACTATCGTTGGCATATGCAAGTTTGACGTTCAATTGTAATTCTCCTTGTCAGAACGTGTTTATAGTACTGCGCGTAATGCGCTGGTCGTGCTTACTCCTTATCTCTTTTAATACATCACGGAACCCTGCATCCGGTTTACTCGTAGTACCTGAGTAGTTGAATGAGGGAGCTTGGATGACCTGTTTGATATCGACATTCTCTGCTAGGAACTGTTCCTTAGCAGAGATTGACATAAACCTATCAAACGTTTCGTTGGTCTTTTCGTTAAAAAAAGTATATGTTGGCATTACTTCTTTTTTGATTTGCGAATGACAGCTCTCGATGCTTCCTGCTGAATAGGATGCAACTGCTTGGGTGCACGAGGCTTACGAGGTTTCTTTTCTTTGAACTCAACAACAGGAACGGCTGGTGGTTCAACAGGTGCGCTCGTTGGAAATGGCCACTTCTCTGCTGGCTTGAGAGGTGCTGGTTGAGGTGCAACAGCTTCTACTTTGACCTCTGGAATACTCACCGTTACTGTTGCTTTTGCAGGCTCAGTAACCGTAATTGTATTTTCTGTAGGTAACTGTACTTCAACTGGCTTCGGTAAAGCAGCTTTCTCGTTTGCTGCACGTACAGGACCATCAAGAGGATGAGGTTTGTCTGTATCTTTTGGTTTAAAAAGATTCTTTAAAAAACTAAACATGATTGCTCCTTAAAAGTCGTCAATGGTTGCTAATTTATTATAATCTTTAGCTCTAAGAGCTCTATCCAAATTCTTTAACATCTTTTGATTCTGCATCTTCTTTTTAACTCTAAACTGATGTCGAGTGTTCTCTTCACCTTCATACAACGAAGGGCCAGATTTCTTTTGCTTTTTGGACACTTTTACTCTTACTCCTTTTCTTTAATTAGTCCTGGAAAGGCTTGATTGACAATCTTAACTGTAATCCCTTTGTATGGGAGCTTTTTGTCTTTGACACTACAAATCAGTTTTGCATCTTCGGGAAACAGTCCTTCAAGGAATTGAATGAACAACGTCTCACGTTTGATGTGATGCATGTCAGGATACCCACCACCTTCAATGAAATTACTCAACTTACGAAAGTCTCTGTAAAGATTACCTTCTTGGTCAAGATGCTCTGTTGGTTTGAAGGGTGGCACGCCATGTGGAAGAATAAACTTTACACGTGGATCAAGAGCATACTGTAGCACAACACGAAGCGCTAATGTGTCGTGCTGAGCAAGATATTGTGCTCTCTGATTGACTGGATATTCGGAACAGGCTTTAAGAATTTGTGATATGGCTAGTCGCATTAAAAATCACCAATAGACTCCATGAGGAGCTTCATTTTATGCTGGATAAAATAGTTAAACATCTTATCACGAGGTTTGTTGGCTTGCGCTTCATACTCTGCAAGGATAGAGTCTTTTATCCGTTCAGGAATAAAAGTAAGATCAATCAACATTCGATTACGGTCCCAATTACGTCTAATTTCATTAGGTAGATCTTCCCATTCAGTATTCAACAACTCTTCAATCTTCGTCTCGCGAAGAGGCTTCTGTCGCATTCCTTCTATGATACAGTTGTCGGGCGATAGTACATTCGGAATCCCGTCCCCTCTGTCACCCGAAAGAATCAAATGATGAATAAACTTTTCCGGATTGTTAGAAGTGATATCTTTCTTACGAATAGGATCGTACTGTGTAACATTACCCCACTGCTGCAGCTGTACAAAATCCTTATCACCACTCAAGATAAGGATCTTATCCTCATTATTTAGTTCTGAACCGAATTTCATCACCAAAGTACCAATGACATCATCTGCCTCGGCACCCTCGACTTGTATAACTCTGTATGGGAAATTGTCTTTCAGCTCGTTTTTAACTTGATTAAGAGTGTCGAACAACACGGCCCAGTCAATGTTAGACTTCTCTCGGTCAGCTTTTCGATTGCCTTTATATGGAGCAAAGTAATCTCGACGCCAGTACTTCTTATCATCACAAGCAATGACAAGCTCACCATAGTCTGAAAACTTTACTTTAAGAGAACGAATGGTATTGATTACCATATGGCGAACAAGATCAGGTTGAATAGCATCTGTGTGCTGTCCAACCTGCATCATAATGTTCGAAATCATTACTTGTGATAGGTCAAGAAGGATCATGATTGTAGGTTAAAGAGTTAGT